AAGAAGATCATCAAAAGCGTAAAGCTTCTTCTATAGTTATTTTTTTAAATGCATTTAAATTACTAGATGGGCATGCATTTAAAATTTCTATTCCACTTCCATTAAGATCACGTTTAAGCAAATCAAACGCAGGTATAAATTGATCTTTATAAATATTAACACCTGTAGTATTTACTGGATAGCCATCGTGGAAGTGACTTTCCTTTCCTACATTACCCATATCATATCCTAATAAGATAATTCTTTTAGCACCTAAATGAATTGCTAAATTAATTGCAGCATAACCACTATTTCCACCATGAGCCACCGTATCTTTTTGTTTTGATAATCCAGTTTTACTACCTCGTTTTAAAAGTTTAATACTTTCGTTATGATCTTTATTAGGTGTAATAGTATACTTCAAACCACTATAAGACATTATTTCTTTTCTAAACCATCTGAATACTCTAGAATCTGTCCAATATAAAGCTGTTGGGTTATTATAATATTTTATGGCTTTATTAATAGCTATAGTTTTTTTATTAGATAACAAATTCCACTTAAATCCTTTTAGTGAAGGACCTCCACCAATAATGTAAACAGTTTCCCCAGCCCATAGCGGTGAAATAGTATGATATTTTAAATCTTTCTTTAATGGTGTCTTTAGTCTAACTGGATTAGGATTTACTTTAGTAGGTACTTTATGGTTAGAATTAGTGTTTATAATTTTACCTCTCTTTACATTAGTCTTAATGTTCTTAGAAGATTCAGCTGGTACGGATATGTTTACCACTTTTCTAATTCGTCGGCCCTTTCTCATTGGTAGATTTTTTTTATTTATTTACATTAAAACAAATGTCTTTTTATCCATATAAAAATAAATCTAACTCATTATATGAAGAATATCCAAAACATACTATTAACAGAGAAGTACAGGCCACAATCCTTAGATGATTTGATTACACCACAGAGAGTTGGTGAGAAATTAAGTAAAGGAGTTTATCAACATTTACTATTACATGGCAGTCCAGGTACCGGTAAAACTTCTGCTGCTAAGGCTTTAGTGAAACATTTTAAGCATCCTTATTTATACATTAATGCATCAACCGATACATCAGTAGATGTTGTAAGAAATAGAATTACTGACTTTTGTGCTAATCGTTCTATAATGGATGAACCAGGAAAAATGAAGGTAATTATACTTGATGAGATTGATGGTGTATCTGATCAATTCTTTAAAGCGTTAAGGGCTACAATGGATCAGTTTGCTGTTAATGCAAGATTCGTTGCAACATGTAATTATATTAATAAAGTACCAGATCCAATTCAGTCTAGGTTTGAAATGATTGATTTTGATTTTTCTAAAGAAGAAGAAACTGAAATAATGAAAAGTTACATTATGAGGATTTTTCAAATCTGTAAAGAAGAAGGTATTGGTATCGATAAACATGCAGCTGTTGAATTAGTAAAAAGAAAATTTCCTGATTTAAGAAACATGTTAAATCAATTACAAGGATTTAAATCACAAGGTGTAGAAACTATAACTGTTGAAAACATTAAACAATTTAGTTCTGTGTATAGAGATATTTACGACCTCGTAATCGATGGAGAAGATCCTGTAAAAAATTATCAGTATATGTTATCTAATTATGCAAATAGAACTGATGATGTTTTATCTTCATTAGGTGCGGAGTTTATAGATTTTATAAAACAAGATAGGCAATCATACACTCAATTTATTCCACAGATAATTGTAACAGTTGCAAAATACCAAGCACAAAGACAACAAGTAATAGATCCTGCAGTATCAATGCTTGCTTGTATTTATGAACTGCAAACAATAGTTAATGGCGCATGAGATCACAATTCTTAAAAAAATTAATAAAGAAGTTTCCTAATCACATGGAGTTAGGTGGAGCAGTAGCAAGATATTACGACTTAAGACAATCAAAGTTAAGCAAAGAAGAGTGCGAAGAAATTGTATTAAATTCTTCTTTCAGATTCAATTGATACTTGTTATATTTAAAATAAATAATACACAATATGAAAAAAACAGGCAGACATACATTTGTTATAGATGGTAATTATTTTCTGTTTAGAACATTATATGTAATTCCTAGCAGATCAAAAAAGGCAGGTCTATTAGGAACAGAAGAAGACGTACAGGCTTTTGTCAAAAAATTGGCAACTGACTTTGCATATCAAATCAGATTATTCGAAGGTCTTATCGACAAGGTTGTTTGGACTGTAGATTCAAGATCATGGCGAAAAGACTTTTACCCAGAGGCAGAATATAAAGGTAATCGTAAACAGAATGATGCCCTCAACTGGGAAAACTTTTCAAAGGCAACAGCTGACTTTATTTCTATCTTATCTAAACAAGGTGTTATTATTTCTAAAATAGACGGTGCTGAAGGTGATGATTTAATGTATGCATGGAATACTGAATGTCTTGCAAATGACAAATCAGTTATTATGTTTACTGGTGACAGGGACTTAGTTCAATTAGTAGATAAGAGTACAAATAACAGTACACATACTATTTTATTCTCACCTGCTCATAAAAAATTATATACTTATCAAGGTTTTTCTGAATGGATGGATTCCCAAACAGAAGAAGAACAATCTGATGATATATTTGATGTACTAAAAACTTCTGTATCACCAGAGAATCAGGCTAAAAAATTACTTAAAGCTTTGGTTGCAAAGAAAAAGGTTTCTATTATAGAAGTTGACCCTGAAGACTTCCGTTTTCGTAAAGTACTTACTGGAGATTCAGGAGACAATGTACCACCTGCATATTACTATCAAAAAGGCAACAGGCGATATGGCATCAGCGAGAAAAAGGCAACTGCTATTATTGCAGAGTTCAAAGAAAAGCATGGCCACTTATCTCATATGTATCTTTACAACGATGAGTATATTACCGATCTTGCAAATATGACTGTAAGAGTTATGAATGCAAAACATATGAGCAGAGAACAGATTATTTCTAATCTAAAATCCAATGTTAATCTTATGGTACTTGCTGCTGAATCTATACCAGAAGGCATCCTAGACGAAATGTTCAAATCTGTCGAATCTAAAATGAATGTAAAAGGTTTACAATTAAAGACAATTTCTACAATGAAATCTATTTTGGAAAATACTGAATATGCAAAAGAAACTGATAGTTCATTTAAATCTTCTTTCTTTAAAGATGATGATACTGATTCAGGTGACATGTCTTTTATAAAAGGTAGTAAATCACAGGATAAGATTTTTTAAACTTTTTTCTTTTTCTTCATATAAATATAAAATATCTCAATGAAATTATTTGATTATATAAAAGTTCTTTTTGGTAAGGATGCACACTGGGAAAATGTAAGTGGTTATGATAAGTCTAAAAATTCTTTTATGACTAATCGATTCATGAGTATTAAATTTCCAATACAGGCAAATCTCTTTAATACTCTTAAAATTGATCCAATTGGTCAAGCAGAGGCATGGAGATTAGTTTCGTCTAAATTTAATAGAGTACCTGGTTTTATTTACACAAAGGTAAAAAAATCAGCAAAGCAAAAAGCAAAAGAATGGTCGCCTAACCCTAAGGCTTTAGAATTGTATATGAAATTTAACGAAATAGGAGAAAGAGAATATAAAGAAGCATTAAAAATTAACCCATCACAAGTACAGTCCTCGATAGATATATTAGAAAAACAGATGGGAAATGATGTTAATTGATAATACTTTTGAATTAGGAATACCTACGCACATACAGTTTACTTTATTTAAATATGATTACTTTGATAGTATCATAATTACTAGAGTAAAAAAAGAGTGCAAAAACATATCTAAAGTTAACGGTGAATTTACTGTTACTAAGTCATCTTTCTTAAATGCTATAAAAACTAGTAAAAGAATTAAAGCTGAGATTGAAAAGGCAGAAGATTTTGGATACATACCAATCCCTTCAATAAAACCTAACTCTGTTTACTTTTTAACTTCTATTTTTAGCAGATTACCTAATCTTAACACATTAACATTTAAGATTAATAATGATAAGAAATATACTCGTTTAATTAAAAATGCAGCAGGTCATGATATAATAAGCTTTCATTTTAATATCATTGAAGGTATATTTGATTTGACTAAGGTAATGGATAGAAAGGAATTAGATATTTTTAATAAAACTCTTATAGAATTTAAAATATTAGAAAATAAGTATTTAAGTAGGAAGCCATACTTTTATATGAAAGCTACTGCTATTATAGATATTTTAACTGTTATGGAAGCCGAAGGTAAATTAAGTACATTTAATATTTTAGATCACATAGATGATAAGTTAGAAGAAGATGATCCTATACTAATCGTAAAGACTGATTATACTCCTTTTTAATATGATAAGAAGAGAAATGTATCAATTTAAAGGTAATGATTTATTACCTTGTAAAAGCTGGAAAAGATATTTTTCATTATCAGAAGTAGATAATTATTATGAAATACTTTGGGACAGTTCAGATAATGAATTGTTAATGTCAGATACAGAATATGAAAAGAAAAGTCACAAGCCTTTAACTGATGCATTATCAAAATATAAAAACCCTTCTGTATTATCTATAGGTTATGGAATCGGTCTTATTAACAATTTAATTAAACTGTGCAATGGTTCTTTAACCGTCATGGAGATTAATCCTGATATTATAAAATTAGAAACTCATGACATCGAAGATTTAGATATTATCATTGATGATGCATTTATTTGCAATTATGATAATCTTTTTGCTGATAAGAAGTTTGATATAATTTGGTGGGATCCTTCGGGTGGAAATAATAAAAATAAAACATACCCAAAAGAAAGACTTAAAAATCTTTTAACAGAAAATGGCCAATTAATAAACTGGCACCATCTTTAATCGCTTAGGAATATATAAACAAATAATGTTTGTATATGAAATCCTTACTTAAGCGCTGTTGTGAATCAAAGCGTGAGTGTATTACTTACTTAGTTGTATTCTTATGGGTGGCTGTAGGTATTACTGCTACATATTTTGATACTAACTTTACTCAATTGGCTGGTTATTTTATCTCATTAACAGGTTTTGTTGCATCGTATATTTTTGGTGAAAGCATGAGACCTAGCAATGATAGTTCTATTTTTATGAAAGGTAAAAACAGCAAGAGAGAAAATCTTATGTATATTACAATTGCACTTTGGACTATTATAGGAGTTTGGGTAATTGTTAAAAATGCTGATCTTATGGGTGCGGCGGCGTACTTTGCAGCACTAACACCTTTTGTAGGTTCTTATATAATTGGAGAAACTTTTAAAAAGGAAGGTGATTCAAAAGATTCATACGAACAAATAAATTCTTAATCAATGGCAGTTAATGGAAGAACAACAGATGCTAATGGTGATGCTATATTAATTAGTCTTCAAGAACCATATTTAAACGTAGTTGAAGTACTAGGATACACTGATGTAACTAAAGGTGAGTCGACAGGTCTTTATTACAATAAACAATTTAGATGGGGAACTGATGGTGTAACATATTCTGATTATATTAATCTTACCAATGCAAACTTAGAAGCTTTATTATTAAACCCAGATAAACCTTTTTGGATACAATATCGTTATGAGCAAGTAGGAGAAGGTACATTAGAGTTTGAATCAATTGCATTAGAATTAGTAACTGACGGTGGTGTAATTTGTAGAATTCCACAAGTAGAATGTGGAGCTGAAGGTTGTGTTGGGTTTCCTAATTTAGTTGTAGACTGTTGCGGAGATACTTGGAATCCTTATGATTTATCTAGAGCATCATCTATGTATAATCAATTATCGGCAATAACATCAAACATGTTTGGTTTCTGTGTAGATTATTTTAAAACAAAGGCAGATCAGCGAAGCAGAGATGTAATCCTTAAAGAATATTCTTTATTTGATGTAATGCAAGAGGCTGAGGTAAAAATATTAATTCCAGATAATGAACTTCCTACTAGGGAAATTCAATTTAATCCAATGATGATGGATTTTCCAGTACAGTTTGAAATTCATATTGTAAAATCTGCATTTGAGGCAGTATTCGGAATAGGTGCAAAACCTGAAATGAGAGATTACCTGTACTTTAAAGATTATATGAATCGTATGTATGAAGTGGATGCGATTGCAGAGGCTGATGATTTTCTTTATACAGGTTCTTATTGGAGAGTTAGCCTTGTTCCTTATCAACAAAGAACTGCTGTAGGATATGAAAATACAGTAGCAGGCATAAAGGCTGAAACAGATACAAAGGCTTTAGTATCAAATGTAGAAGATAAATTCAGAGTAGAGAGAGAAAATGAATTCAGAGATGTTAGAAAAGATAATCAATATAACACAATAGGTACTCAGTGTAATGATTATGTTAGAAGATCATTAGATAAGAGATTAATTATCAGTGAAGAAAATGTTTATAATCAATGGACTATTATTTCTAAATATCATTATAAATTAGGTACCATTAAAAATGGTGATGAATCAATAAAATATCAATATGAAGGTGGTTGGGGTAGTGAAGAAGATCGTGCATTTACATTTTGGGCAAGGCCTCAGTTTTTAAAACCTATAGGAAATAATGTACTCATATTATCTATTGTAGATAAGAATGGTAAGGTGCAATTAAATACTGGGAAACTACCTGATTTTGGTAATTCTTTAAATGTTGGAGACTGGGTTAATATAAAAGGTACTCAATCATATAACGGTATTGCAAAAATTATCGAGATAGTTGGCGATTCTATTATTATTGATGAATCATATATAAATGATGTACTTGCTACAGGATCTCCTACATTTAATAAAGAAGAAAGTAATAATTTTATGATTTATGAAAATGATTTATTACCTCCTACGCAATATGTATCATTGACTTATACTATTAATTGGTTTATTATGAAAATAAATAACACCTACTTTAAGTGGAAAATAGATAAACCTTTTGTAAAAAATAAATGGTATGCATTTGTTATTAACTTAAATTCAACTGCTCGTCAGCTAGGATTATTTTTATATGATACAATAGAAAAGTCAACCGCAATTAATCCAGCAATAACAGCAGAGCTTAATTTGTTATTTAATGAAACTAAAACATATGATCCTGTAGATGTAATAGAAGGCAAGGATTGGAAATTGTTAGGATGTAATACAGATTTAACTAATATAAGAATTTGGAAGAAGCCTATAGAGGAAGAGTTACAATCATTGATTCTTAGTCAATATGTTGTAAAGGATACTCATTTAACATTATTATTGGATAATGCATCACCACAGTTAATGTTACAAGATGTAACGGATGCCAGATAACCTGGAATATATATTACAAATAACTTATTAATGGAAGATAACTCAAAAGATAAATTTAGAGATAGTATCGGAGACTTACTTAGTGAATTACCTGATGAGGTTCCTGGATTAGATGATACTCCAGAATTACCTAAAGTAAGATTAGAAAGTACACAAGCAGTTGCTTTAACAAAAGCAAAAGGTAAAGCTAAAAAAGTAATGTCTAGTTTACTTAAGTTTTATTTAAGCGAAGAGATTATTGCAGAACATGAATATATTCAGGCAAAATCTAATTTAGATGAATATGCATTAGGTATGCTCATTCGCCAAATGGAAAACAGCGAGGTTGCTATTTCACAATTAATGGATATTATAAATGAAGGTGATGTATCACCAAGAATGTTTGAAGTACTTAGTGATTTACAAAGAACTTTATTAGATATTATTAAAAGCCAAACAATGTATATGGTTGCTATTGAAGAAAATGCAAAAAAGACTTCTAGAGATATTGATGTTTATCATGGCAATTCAGAGAGCAGTGGTAACAAAAAACAGAGTGGAGTTAAGTCAAGAGGTACTAAAGATTTAATGAGAGCCTTACAAGAAACAATTAACGAAGAAGATATACAAGATGTCGATAGCGATGAAAATGAAAATGAAGAATGATTACATTCTTACCCAGGAAATAAAACAAACAGAAAGAAAAACCGAGAGTGGTTTAATTATTCCTGGTGAAACGTATAATAGGCAAGCTTTAGTAATTGAAGCAGCCAATGGCCTTGAAGTAAAGAAAGGTGATAAAATTATAAAAACAATAGGCAAGGGTACTGAATATACTTTTGAAGGTAATAAGTTTGAAATCCTTCACATAAATCATATTCTTGCTGTTATAGAAGAAAATGGCACAGAAACCACAAGCGCCTAGCGCAGGATTTGATTTTAATGTTGGTAAAGCCAAGCAAGCATTTTCTTGGTCAAGTGAAAGTGTAGAACAGTTAATGTTTGCAATAGAAGAAGGGTATAAACCTGCGTCTACACCATTCTATGAAGGTAATCCTAATTTACGAAAAGGTAATATTGTTTTTAATTATACTTCAAATGAAATAAAAGAAATTAAAAAGTGTGCAAAAGATATTGTATACTTTGCAAATACATATTGTACTGTAATGACCGATCATGGTTTACAGACAATTAATTTAAGACCTTACCAAGAAGAGATGTTAAGGCAATTTCAAGCTGAAAGGTTCAATGTATGTTTAGCAAGTAGGCAAGTAGGTAAAACTATTTGTTCATCTATTTTTATTGCTTGGTATTCATTATTTAATTTTGATAAGAATTCTTTAATACTTTCAAACAAAGGAGCAACTACAAGAGAAATCATTGATAAAGGTAAAACTATATTAGAGCATCTACCTTTCTTTTTAAAACCTGGTACTCTTAAATGGGATGTATTTAATTCTAAGTTTGATAATGGTTGTAGAATAATTGGTCAAACTACTACAAAGAAAGCAGCAATCGGTTTTACTATTCATTTATTATTTATGGATGAGTTTGCGCATATACCTGCAAACTTTGTTGATACCTTTTATGAAAATGTATATCCTACGGTATCTGCATCAACTAATTCAAAGGTAATAATAACCAGCACCCCAAATGGCTTTAATAAATTCTATGACATATATACTGCTGCTGATAAAGGATTAAGTGAATATACACCCTTTAGAGTTGATTGGTGGGATGTACCAGGAAGAGACGATGCATGGATGAAACAGGAAGTTGCAAACTTAGGAAGTGATGAAGCTTTTAATAGACAATATGGAAATCAATTTATAGCAGGATCATCATTACTATTAGGTCCTGATAGTCTTAAGAAATTAAAATCAAATGAAACAGAATTTGTTCATCGTGAAATGGTTGAGTTTGAAGATGAGCAGGTAGAATATTCTGGTTTACTATGGGATCCTGAATTTAATTTGGATGATACAGAAGAGGATGAAAATTACTGGTGTTTTTCTGTGGATATAGCTGAAGGTACTGGTGGAGATTATTCTATCATAAATATCTTTAAGATAGAACTTATGGATGAAGCAGATTGGAAAAAGGTTACATCCCCAGGTAGCTTTATCGATTTTTATAGAATTAGACAAGTAGGAAGATTTAGAAGTAATGACCATACTATTGAAGAATTTGCAAAAGCTCTTTATATTTTAGCTTATGATGTTTTTCACTCTGAAAATGTAAAACTAATTATTGAATGGAATTTATTTGGGGGTGAATTAATAAAAAGAATGGAAACTGTATTTCCACAGAGAAATGATTTTGATGAAGAATCTGTTGTAAAGTTTAAACATCGAATAGATGCCAGAACTAAACAGTTTGGATTAAAAGTCAAAAAAGATAATAAACCTATATTTTGTCAAAATTTTAAAAAATACATTACTCAGAATAAAATTGTAATAAAAGATAAGCATACTGTCCATGAAGCTGCAACCTTCGGTAAACTACCAAATGGTTCGTATGCTGGACAATTAGGTCATGATGATTTAATAATGACATGTATTAATAGTTCTGAATTCTTTTTTACATTAGACTTTTCTGATTTTGCTGAAGAGATTCATGATGGGGCTGAAAAGCATGTTCAAGATAAAATTGATGCTATCTTAGAGCAAGATGCTAAAGGCGGACAACTTAACTTCGACATATACGACCTGGTATAAAAAGTTATAGGTTGTTGGATATATAAAAAAAGCAAATAAAAAAAATAATATAAGATGGCACTAGATCCGAAAATCGCTTCGATTAAAGCAGCAGGGACATACCGATTTGAGTTTGACAAATCTCAAGTAGTTAGTATTCCTGCTAATCAGACAAGGTTAATTGTCGGTTTCTCTAAAACAGGACCTTTTAATACTCCGGTATTCATTCCTGACACCGCATTCTTCAAACAAGTATATGGTGATATTGACAGAAACTTAGAAAGAAAGGATTCATTTTTCCACAGAAGCTGTTTAGCAGCATTGGAAAGAGGACCGATTCTTGCACTTAACTTATTAAACTTAACTGCTGCCGATAAGGTAGAGTATATTAAATTTGGTGCGGCCTCCACACCAGAAGGTGGTACATACCAAGATAATGCAGGTGCATTAGGTGAATACCAAAAATTCTATAACAGAGATAAATTCTTTTATCCTGACTCAGATTCATTCTTAAGTAATGTAAATGCTGATACACAGAATTTTAATTCAGGTACTACCAATGATTTATTAGATATGGTAAACCTAGGACAAAATCCTTTATCAGTCATAGTAAGAAAAGCATCAGCTGCTAATTCTACTGGATTCAACGTAACTGTTGAAGAATGGTATGGAGCTGCAAATGTACCAGGATTCTTAAATAAAGATAGTTTAGTATCTGACTTCTTGGTAGATGTATTTGTAATTGATGGAAACTTTGGTGGAGACTTTGGTTCTGCAACGCCTTATGAAAGATTTGCGGCAGATCCAATATTCCAACAATACTTTGATAAAACACAAGGTTTAAAAAGAAGACTATTTGATGCTGATTCAACAGATACAAAAATCGCTGAATTTTTTAATGAATCAGAAGTTCAGGTAATTGCAACCTATACTGCTTCACTTATTCCTAACTTTACTGACTTATTAGGTAATAACCTTTTCGTAGAAAAAGTTATAAATGCTGATACTGCATCTACTGGATTATTTGTCGCTGTGAATGAAGATCTTTTTGATGGTGATACATTAATTGATGGTGTTGCAGGTGGAATTGATATGATAGGTCATAACCTTGAATATACTCAATCTACATCAATACAAGATGATGTTAATTTCTTATCATACAGTAGTTCTATCGTATCTGATTTAGGTTATGCAGGTAATGGCATTACACCAACATCAGTTGATAAAAGTACAAGTGATCTTCTTTCTGTTACGGATTTAACTTCTGGTGATGTTCAAATACAGATACAAGGTTCTGTAGGATCTGCATTATTCGATGGATTCTCAAGTATGACCGCAAACACTGCTACTGTTGTAGGTAGTTATATTGAAGCTATTGATCTTAATGGTGATCCAGTATATGTACCTGTGATATCTCACCAAGTAGTTGGTAACACAGTAACTGTTGTTTTATCTGGCTCTAACGGTACTATTGATTCAACTTGTTTCGGTACAAGCTTTAATTACATAAATGAAACTGACTTTGGTTTTGTAACCGATGAGGCTCCATTAGTTGATCCTAATAATTCTAATATTATAGGTTCTTACGGTTCATCATTATATAGTCAATTCTCAAATGGAACTTTAACTGATGGTGATGAAGCAGTATTTTTAGATGGTGGAATTCAATTTCAATCGTTCTTAGTATTTAATGCTATTGATTATGGATTTATACACACAGCATCTCCAACTACTGTTGCAGACACAGTTAAAATTTCAGATTTAGCTTATGCTCTACCATCTGTTCAAGTAACTCCTTACCAGGAAGATGGATTTAATAATATTACACCACATGCTGAATTTACTTTAGGTAGTGCAACTGGTACATTCTTAGATTCTGATGCTGTTCCTTATGCTATAGGTACATTAGGTATCCAAACATTAAAAGGTGCAAATAATGTTTCTATAGATATTATATCAGATTCAGTTACTGAACCTGGATTAAAGCCTAACCAAGTATTAATAGCATCTGATAATCCTGATGCTGCCGATGTTATTGTTGGTAATTATTTAGTACATTTTGAAGGCGATGCATCAACACCACATTCAAGGTTAACAAGAATGAATGTTGTACAAGGTGGATTAACTAACGCTGAATATAGTACTATTCCTTCAGGCAAAACTGCATTATTAGTAACTTGCCAAAGTGAAATTTCAACAACCACTGCCGCAGGTGTTGTTAAAGTAGAATTATATTATCCAATTGATGCATGGGTTGATTACTTAAATGTATTTACACTGGATGGATTTAACTTAACTGCTAGTCATGTACCTAACGGAACTAACGATAGACAAAATGAAATCTTAAACGGTACTTTAAATGGAACTAATTTATTTAAGGCATTAACTGACAGAGATGTAATTAACTTTAGATATATTGTAGATACATTCGGAAACGGTATTGAAAGTGGATCTAAATCAATCTATACAGTATTAGCTTCTACAAGGAAAAACGCATTTGCAATATTAAATGCGCCATCTGCTAAGGACTTTAAAAATAATTCCGATCCTTCATTTAAAGATCTAACTGGAAGCTTATCATCTAGATTTATTTCTACTGGTGGTGATCTTTCAAAGAATCCTACGGTAAGATACTCATTACCATCTCAAACACAAGGTGCGAGTTGGGGAGCATTCTATTATCCGTTTATTACTGTTAGGGATTTAGGTAGAAATATAAACGTTGTACCAGCTGCATATGTTTCAAACAACTTTATTGCAAAATATGAAAACGCTTTACCGTGGTCATTAGTTGCAGGAGTTCGTAGAGGTGTTGTCGGTGGAACTGGCGTTGTAGGATTAGAAATCAATCTTGGAAAAGAGGACAGAGAATACTTAGAACCATTTGGATTAAATCCAATTGTATTCCAAAGTGGAACTGGGCCAACAATCTTTGCAAATAAAACTGCACAGCAGACTACAAAATCTGCATTAAGTTCTATTAATAGTAGAGAGGTTGTAATTTATATCCAAGATGGAATTGAAGCAATTCTTAAAAACTATTTGTTTGAATTTAATACAGCTCAAACCAGATTGGAGATTAAAACACTTGCTGATAACTTCTTATCAACGGTTCAAAATGATGATGGTGTTTACGATTATAAAAACGTAATGGACGAAACTAATAATACACCAGAAGTTATTGATCAAAATGTTGGTATCTTAGATACATACATTGAACCAGTAAGAGGAATGGAAATTCTCGTACAGAGAACAACAATTCTTAAGACAGGAGCTATTAGTTCAGGAAACTTCCAATAAGAAGAAACTAAATAAGAATATATAAAAAAAATAAATTAATATGCCACTACCACATTATACCCAGTCAAGGGCCAGTAGCCAAAGGTACGAACCTATTCAGCCTAACCTATTTGAGGTGACTGTATTTTCACCACTAGGGGATGATACGGGTTTAATCTTAGAGCAAGTTAAAACTATCGGAGGTTTAAATAACTTAAACCCATCTGTAGATGCAGTAGGTCAAAAATATAAATTTGCTGACCGTTCATTTGCAAGTATGCCAGCTCAGACCTTTTTAGATCTGACTATTAACTTTAGTCTTAACTTAAACGAAGCTAACGAAAATTACATTTACAATACATTCCGTAATTGGTACAAATTAATCTATGATCCATTAACTGGTGAAATGGGATTAAAGAAAGACTATGTTGGAAGTATGATCATTGTACAATATAACAGAGCAGGAGATATCTTTAGAAAGATTACCTGTAAAGATGTATTCCCTACAGGTCAACCTGATTTTGTAGATGAATTGAATTATGAAACTCCAGATCCTGCTGAGTTAACAATGACTTATCGTTGTGATCACTGGGTTGAGGAAAATGTAGGTGCATAATTTAAAATAAAATTAATTTTAGAAAAACTGGCTCTAGGGCCAGTTTTTTTGTCTTTACTCTAATATATATTATAAATTATATAATCTAAATTATGACCATATTTAAAGTATTAAACAAAATTGATGGTAAGGTTTATGTAGGTTATTCGGTTAATGATAATCCTAATAACTTAGGATCAGGTAAATATATTAAAAGAGCAGTTAAAGATTTTGGCACAAGATCTTTTGAAAAGCATATTTTAGAAAAATTTTCAACTGATGAATCATTAAGTCATATAATGGAAAGGCTAGAGTTTTGGATCAAAAAACATAAAGCCGATAATCCTAAGTATGGATATAACGAAAGCGTACAAGAATTAATACCACAAAAAAAGAGGCTTACGAAAAAACTACAAGTACTCTTAACACCAGAAGATGTTGATAATCTAAATACTATTATCATACAAAAATCAATGGAGAATAAAACAAAACCGATGCCAGTATCTAGATATGTTAGACAATTAATAGTAGAACATATCGTTGCAGAAACAGCACCTGAAAAACAATTAATAAAAATTAAATAATTATGAGTAGTCACGAAGACAATATTAAAAAAGAATTTGAAGAGGCTGAAGGTATAGTTGATACTACAGCTGAGGTAAAATCTAATGAAGATGGTAAAATTACTGAGTTAGGTAAAGTAGATACTAGCAGAGGATCTGGTGTAACATCTATAGATGATCCAGAAATACAAAGAATACAATCTTTAACTGGATATATTAAACTTGATTTATCTGGGTTTCCATCAGGTGGTCAGTTTTATAGAGATGATTTTGAAATTCATATCAGAGCCGCAAGGGTTGGTGAAATTAGAGAATTCTCAACATTAGATGAAGAAAATATATTAGATGTTGATGAAAAGCTAAACTCACTTCTAGTGAACTGTACAAAAATTATGTATGGTAACCAACGAGGTTCATATAGAGATATTCTAGAAGAAGATAGAATATATTTAATCTTATCTATCAGGGAGCTTACCTTTAAAGATGGTGAGAATAAATTAATGATGCCAGTCGGTAAAAAGAAATGTACGTCAGGTACATGTAAATCACAGGAATCAGTTGAACTTAAAACTCCTAATCTTCAATTTAATGAAACGGATGAATTGTTAGAAAAGTATTATGATCATGAAAACAAATGTTTTACTATACCTACGAAAAATCATGGTGAATTAACTTTAGCACCACCAACGATTGGTGTTATGAGATCTATTACAGATTGGATAAGAAAACGAGAACAAGAAAATTTACCCTGGGATAAATCTTCTTTAGCCATATTGCCTTATATTCAAAGAGAATGGCGAGGATTTAATGATAAAGAAATATTTTCTGCCATTACTAGTTTTCAAGGCTGGGATGCCAGTAAATTTTCGATCATATATAGATTAGTTGAGAAAGCGAAAATTGGAGTTAAACCTGAGTTTATCTATCCATGTGAAAGTTGCGGTGCGGAGGTCGCCGTTCCGCTCACGTTTCCCGGCGGGATCAAAGCTATGTTTATTGTTCAAGATATCTCTTCTGAACTTTTATAAAGTTAGAGTTTTATTATTAGAAAAGTTGCATCTCCAACCTTCTGAGTTGGATTTGCTTCCTTTCTATGAATATGAATACACTTTAGAAATGTTTAATGACATTCTTAAAGAGCGTAACGACGAAGACAGCAAGAATAGTCAGGCACAGTCGGATAAATATAATACTAGTAGCATGCAAAAATCTATGAGCAAAAGTGTGAGTTCTTTTAAAACTCCATCTATGCCAAATATAAGTATGCCAAAGTTTTAAATAAATAGATTGAATGGCTATAGTAACTCTTAAAGATTTAATGGATCCTTTATCAAAGATAGAGGCAGCTGCACAGCAAACTAATGAAAAGTTAGATGCTATCGTAGCAGTCACTGTTGGTGCTTCTCAAAACGGTGTAGCTATTATTGATGAGTTACAAAAACAAACAATGTTACTATCGGAATTAGTTAGAACCAATCAAGAAATTGATGCTCAGACTGGTGCCAGTATTACTAAGTCTACTATACAATTACTTTCTCTTAGAAAAATTCTTAAAGCAATTCAGAAAGGTAATAAAGATGATAAGTCAAGTTCTAAAGCTAGTTCTACTGGCGGCCCTGGTAATAAAGTTGAAAAGGCTGGTGAGCTGTTACAAATGCTAGGCGTAGGTTCTTTAAAAACTGCAAAAGGAATGATGCTATGGGCTTTAGTACCAGCAAAGGGTGTTACTAAGTTTACTGAGTTTATAAAATCTACATTTGAAAAATTAGCAGAAACTGACACTAAGAAAGCTAAAGAAGGTATTGAAGCATTAGATTTAATGGGAGGTGCAATTTTAAAATTCTCAAAGGCATTAGCCATATCAGCACTATTAATAATTCCTGGTATGATAGCTATACCGTTTTTAGCTGTATCTATATTGGCGATGGGTGGTATAATGTCTTTATTAGGATCACCTAAATTTAATAAACGTATTAAAGCAGGTGGTGAATCTGTTGATATTATGGGTGATGCTATAAAAAAGTTTGCTATAGGATTAGCACTATTTTCATTAGTTGCACCACTCGCAGTAATTACAGCGCCACTCATGGCCGTATCTATGTTATTAATAGGTGGGGTTGTTTCTTTATTAGGATCACCTAAGTTTAGTAAAAGAATACGTGCAGGTTCTACTTCATTATCTAGAATGGGTAATGCTCTAATAAAATTTACTGTAGGCTTAGTTGTCTTAGCATTAGCAACAGCAGTTATTGCATCCAATCCTATATTAATAGCTTTAATGGCAGGTTCCATAGCATTAATAGGTGGAGCGGTTGCTCTCCTAGGTGGTAAAAAAATGTCTAAGCGAGTTAGAGCAGGTACTAGGAATCTTGGTCTATTAGGTTTAGGTATTGCTTTATTTGGTTTAGGTTATGGATTCTTTGCAAAAGCATTTCCAGAAAAAGCTACATTTAAGCAGGTATTGGTTCAGGCTGCTGCTATTGCCGGTATAGGTGGTGCAGTAGGTTTAATTGGTAAATTTAAAGTTAAAACTATGGCTTCAGGTGCAGCAGCATTAGGTTTAATAGGATTAGCATTACCAATTTTTACAAAAGGCTATAAACCTTATGCAGCAGTTACAAAAGGAATGAGTGTTGAAGATGTAGGAATACAAGTTGCTGCTCTTTTCGGTATTGGTTTAGCAACAGTTCTTATAGGTAAATTTGGTATTAAAAATATTGCACAAGGTGCACTATCATTTGCATTGACCGGTATTGCTTTAACTATATTTAATTATGGTTATATACCTTTTGCTTTAGCGACAGAAGGAATGAGTCTTGAAGATGTCGGTATGCAATTAGCTATTTTAGGTGGTATTGGAACTGTTATGTCTGTCGCTGGTATAGCAGTAGCTGCTTCTGGTGGATCTGCTATGTTAGGGCCTGCATTATTTGCTGCCGCAGGTGGTGCCTTATTAGCTTTAGCACCAGGGTTGGAAAAAATGAGAGATTTAGATTATACCAAGAAAGATGGTATAGCATTAGCTACTACTTTAGGTGCAGTTGCAATGGCATTTGCTGGTACTGCACCAAGCGAAGGTGAAGAAGGTGGTCTTTGGAGTGGAATTAAAGGAGCCTTTAGTAGAGTAGGTGAATCAGGCGCTGGTCTTGCTGCCGCTGCTATGTATGCTGCCGCTGGTTTAGCATTACAAGAATTGGCAGAAGGTTTATCTGCATTTTCAAAAATAAACTTTACTAAAAAAGAATCTGAAAAGCTCGGATTAGCATTAGGAACAATAACTGCTGCGTTTGCTCAAGCAGGTGGAGAAGCAGCAGATCCTGGTGGTGCACTTGGGGCAGTCTTTGGAAATACATTTAGCTCAAATGCTGTTGAGAAAGGTATAGATTCTGTAATGGATGCAGGTGAGGCGTTAACAAATATAGCCACTGGATTAAATGCATTCACTGGTATTAAAGATCCTGAAGGTTTAGCTACAAAAATTAAAGGTGTAGTAGGAATGGTTGGAGAAGCCTTTGCTGCAGTAGGTGGAGCAGAAGATAAGGATGGTGGTAGTTTCTTAGGATTTACCTGGGATGAAAATATTATAGAAAAAGGAATTGATGCAGTTGATGGTGCAGGTGATGCACTAGCGCAAATAGCAAAAGGTCTTAATAGTTTTGCTGGTGTTAAAGATCCTAAATTAGTAGCTAAAAAGGTATCTGATACATTAACTTTAATTGGTGGAGCCTTTATGAGTATAGGTGGTAAAAAAGAAGAAGACTCGGCATTGTTTGGTTTAATCAGTTGGGATGAAAATGCAGTAAACGAAGGTATTGAAGCCGTTGATGGTGCAGGTGAGGCATTGCTTGACATTGCTGAAAGCCTAGTTAAATTTGAAGGTTTAAAAAACCCTGAGAAAGTAGCAGAAGGTATTAAAAAAATATTTACATCAATAGGTGATACTTTTATACATTTCTATTCACAAGATAATTTTTCTCGTGATGTAGATCATATGAAAGGGTTTATATCTCAATTAGCCGAAGCTGCTGGTTCAGGTGAATTGGCCACAGCAGCAACAGACTTAGATAATATTGCAGCTGCAATAAATTCTGTGGATATTTACAAAGCAGAAGCATTAGGTAATTTGTTTAAAGGTGCTAGTGATTTAGGTAATAATAGATCTGCGTATGAAGACTTACAAGGTGCAGTTGAAGAAATCAGAGATTTATTAAGTGAATCTACTGGCGGTACAACAACTGGCGGTACAACAACTGGTGGTACAGGAGAAACTGGAAATACTAATATGAATAGTGCATTCCGAAAACTAACAGGAACTCTGTCTAGGATGGAAAGTACACTAAGTTCCTTACCTAATGAGATTAGAGCTATTAAATTAGAACTACCTGAAGATTAATTAATAATTGCTTAAAACCTTTTCCTACTTTAGCTATATAAAATTAACAGAGAGTTTCTGGAAATAGTATAGTTTAAAAGTATAATATGGAAAATGTAAAAAACATAGTTTGGTTTGACTTAGAAACCACAGGAGTAAACACAAGTAGCGATAGAATTATCGAGATCGCAATGATAAAAACCGATTCTGAAGGAAATGAAATAGATTCTTTTCAGTCATTAGTTAATCCCGGCCCAGATGCAGTTATGAGAGAAGAAGCTCAGGACAAGCATGGCATATCACCAGAACAATTAAAAGATGCACCGCAATTTGATTTAATAGCAAAAGAAGTCTTAGACTTTATTGATGATAGTGACTTAGGTGGATATAATGCTCTTTACTTTGATGTACCAATGCTCGTAGAGGAATTCATGAGAAGTGGTATTGCATTCTCACATCGCCAAAGAGCTGTAGTAGATCCTTTTTTAATTTATTCAAAATATGAACGTAGAGATTTAAGTACTGCATATAAAAAATATACAGGAAAGGATTTAGAAGGCGCTCATAGAGCCGATGTTGATATTCGTGCAACAATGGAAATATTTCAAAAGCAAAAAGAACTTTATGATATGCCTACAACAGCAAAAGAAATTGATGATGTTGTAAATGAATCAAGAAAAGATCAAGTAGACCTTAGCGGTAAATATAAATTTGCTGAAATAAACGGTAAACGAGAAATCGTATTTAACTTTGGTAAAAATAAAGGCAAACCGTTTAAAGAAGTTTATGAAACAGATGCAAGGTATATTCAATGGATTATTGATAAGGGTGAATTCTCAAAAGAGGTAAAAATCATATCTCGTAAACTCTTAGAAAAAATGAGAGCTGAAAATCCTGTTATTTAAATTGTTAATAACTTTTAGAAAAAAGATCTCATTTTATTTTCAATTCCCAATTAAATTGATTATATTTATAATATAATTAAAACAAAAGGAATATGTCTAAATATCGAGAACTACTACAAAACCCTCCACGGTTAACCGTAAAGAAAGAAGCAAGAGAGGTAATTATTAAGACGGTAAGTTGTATGTGTGATAACGTACATTACCTTAAACTTAAGAAAAATTCAGAAGGTGATTTTAAAATGTCAGGTAACGGTCATGCTTTATCAAATTGGCAAATGAAACATACACCACATGATATTGAATGGATTGCAGATGAAGGTAAGTGGAATCAGGTATTTAGAATGATTAATACTGGAACAGAAAAAATTGAATCTTTAAAAAGTAGATAATGGCAATAACAACTAAACCAATGCCTGGATCTGAAGTGATCCATGTAGACCTAAGTGGACCAGACGGTAATGCATTTGCATTAATTGGATTGGCTCAAAAATTAGCAAAACAACTTCACTATCAACAAGAGGAAAGAAGTGAACTTACTACCGAGATGATGAGTGGAGACTACGATAACCTGTTAGAAATATTCGATAAACACTTCGGAGAATTTGTAACATTACATAAATAATATGAAAGAACCGACACCATACCGGATGATAACCGAAGAAGAACACATTGAAGAAATTCTAACAGAAGCATCTGCCTATGGCTTAAGAGCCGAGGTGAAGCAGTATGCAGAAAACCTATTAGATGAATCTCCAGAGATGGATCCAATTGATGCCTATACTTATGGGTTTGAAGAGTGGATTAAATAAATTATGGAAAAAGATAACGAAGACAAAAAATTAAAGGAAGTTAAGTTAACTCAACAAGAATGGTTTGATGCTCTTCGCGTACCTACACCTGTAAGAAATAAGAAAAAATATAGGAGAAAGAAAAAACATAAGAAGAAAGATGATTAATAGTGGAAAAGAATGGGCTTGGATGGATAATAACCAAAAGCTAAAAAGATCAATAGATTTAATAGAAATTAAGAATGAGATGAAATGGGTAGAAAAATCTATTTTAAATAAATCCAATAATCAAAGCCATTATCCTGCTCTTAAACAATTAATCAATCTTTTTTATAATAAATGGAAATCGAAAGATACTATTAAAGTTTTGGATTCATATAAACTTTATCTTAAGTCAATTTTAAGAAATGAATTTGGTAGGTAATTAAACCTTTGTACTTTTATCAATATAAAAATAAAATTAAAGCATGGCGGTAAGCATTGAAAAGAAATATCAGAAACTTACAGATACAGAGCATGTACTACTTAGACCAGGTATGTACATTGGTTCTGTGAAGCCGCATACAGAAGAAGTTTATCTTTTGGATAGAAGAAGTTGGAAATTAGTACCTAAAGAAATTACATATAACCCAGGCTTCTTAAAACTCTTTGATGAGATTGTATCTAACTCGGTTGATGAACATAAAAGAAATCATAAGCTTAATCAAGTAAAGATCACTATTGATATTAATACCAATAAAATATCAATTTGGGATAATGGTGGTATACCAGTAGAGATTCATAAAAAGTATAATGAATGGGTACCTGAAATGATTTTCTCAAATTTAAAGACTGGGAGTAATTTTGATGATAATGAACAAAGAACTGTTGTAGGTACAAATGGTGTAGGTAGTACATTAACAAATATATTCAGTAAAGAATTTACAATTGATACTTGTGATAAGAAGAAAAGATTTACACAAACCTTTTCGGACAATATGGCAAAGAAAACTAAACCTGCCATAAAACCACAAAAGAAAGGATTTACTGAAATTTCATACATTGCCGATTTTAAAAGATTTGGTATGAGTAAGATTGATAAAGCTTCAATTCAAATGATTGAAAAAAGACTTTATGATATTGCTGCATGTAATCCTAAATTAAAAATCTGGTTAAACGGAGATCTTATTACTTTTAAATCTTTTAAAGAATACTCTGAATTATATACCACTCCAGTATTTTACGAGCAATCAGAAAATTGGCAAATAGGCATAGGTCATTCTACTTCAGGATTTAAAGCAATCTCATTTGTAAATTCCGTTGAAACAAAAGATGGCGGTAAGCATGTAGATAACATTACTTGGCAAATTACACAATTTCTTAGGGATAAGATTAAAAGAAAGCATAGAGTTGATGTAAAACCATCAGAACTAAAAAATCACTTATACCTTTTTATTAATAGTACAATTATTAACCCAGCATTTTCTTCTCAAACAAAGGAGAAACTTATTACTGAACCTAAAGACTTTGGTAGTATTCATGTACTTTCTGATAAGACACTAAGGCAAGTTTTAAATTCAGAAATAATTCAATCAGTATTAGATTGGATTAAACAGAAGCAAGCTGCAGATGAAAGATCTAAACTTAGAAAATTGAATAAAGGTTTAGATAAGAAAAAGGTTGTAAAATTAATTGATGCAAAAAAGAAAGGTGATAGAAGCAACTGTACTCTTGCAATCTTTGAAGGTGATTCTGCATCGTCTGCATTTAGACAATATAGAAATCCAAATATGCAAGGAGCATTTCCACTTAGAGGCAAGTTTGTAAATGTAAGAGAATCTATTCCTTCTAAGGTTGTACAAAATAAAGAAGTACAATCTCTTATGGCTGCATTAGGTTTAAAGATAGGTCATGAGCCTAAAGATTTAAGATACGGTAAAATATTATTGTATACTGATGCTGATGTAGATGGTAATTCTATTTCTGCATTGTTAATTAATTTCTTAGGTAAGTATTGGCCAGAGTTATTTGAACAAGGAAGAGTGTTAAAAGTAGAAACACCTTTGATGGTTGCCAAAAAAGGTAAAGAGACTTTAAGTTTTTATTCTGATGATGATTATAAAGAATGGGAATCTAAACAAAGGTCATTATCATCATGGTCTATTGAATATAAGAAAGGACTTGCTGCACTAGAAAATGAAGAGTATCAAGAAATTATTAGTAATCCTAAAACCTTTACTTTAACTAAAGATAAAGATTTTGATAATACATTAGATACATGGTTCTCTAAAGATTCTGAACCAAGAAAGAAAAAGATTTTAGGAGAAGAATTAATTTATAAGACAAGTGATAAATCATTATTTTAAATATGAGTAAAAGAACAGTAACAGATTTTTTTGATAAGGAGTATCTTGAATATGCTAAGTATGTTGTTGAGAACAGAGCTATACCTAGTTGCATAGATGGATTAAAACCTACACAAAGAAAGGTAGTTTATATTGCAAACAAGATTTGGAAAAGTGGTAATGAAAAACCTATGAAACTTTTTCAACTTGCAGGTAGAGTAGCAGCTGAGGCTTATTATCATCACGGTAATACTTCTTTGGAATCTTCTATGGTAGGTATGGCACAAGAATTTAAAAATTCTTTACCTTTATTAGACGGTATAGGTCAATTCGGTTCTTTAAGATCTCCATCAGCAGGTGCACCTCGTTACATAAGTGGAAAATTACATCCTAATTTTAGATTACTTTATAAAGATTTTGAATTATTAGAAAATAAAATAGAAGAAGGTGAAAAGATTGAACCTGAATATTTCTTACCTATTATTCCAACAGTAATTTTAAATGGATCATCTGGTATTGCTGTAGGTTTTGCTACAAATATTTTAAATAGAAATCCTAAAGATGTTGTTAATGCATGCATCTCTGTACTTAAAGGCAAAAAGATGCCAGTCTTAGCACCTTGGTTAAAAGAGTTTAGCGGCACTTTTACTAGAGATACAGTTAATCCAAAAACATGGAAGATAAGTGGGATGTATGAGGTGCTAAACACAACAACAGTTAAGGTAACTGAAATTCCTCCAGGTTTTACATATGAAAGATATGAAGAACATTTAAATAACTTAACCGAAAAAAGAATCATATCAGGGTATGATGATAATTCATCAGGGCAAGTAGAATATGTACTTAAGTTCCAAAGAGCTGTCCTTAAAGATTATGTAAGCAGGAATAAATTAGAAACTTTATTAAAAATTAATACGCAAGAAACTGAAAATCTTACAACAATAGACGAAAATGGCAAGCTTAAAATATTTAATAAAGTAGAGGAGATAGTAAAACATTTTGTAGAAGTAAGATTAAAATGGTATGATACCAGAAAGGCTTATCTAATTACAAAGTTAGAGAGAGAATTACTTATCATTTCAAATAAGGCAAGATTTATAAAAGATATTATTGATGGTAAACTTACCGTAAATAATGCACCTAAGAAATCTATTATAATTTATTTAGAAGCAAATAAGTTTGATAAGGTTGACGGTTCATATAACTACCTTTTAAATATGCCTATCTATTCTTTAACAAAAGAAAGATTTGATGAGTTATTAAAACAAGAAGCAGATAAGAAAGCTGAAAAGAAAATTATAGAAGGTACTGATCCTAAAGATATGTATCTTTCTGATTTAGAAACTTTAAAGAAAGCAATAAAATAAAAATAAACCTTTTAAGAAAAAGCAATATAAAAATAAACAGTATTATGGCAAGATATAAATTTACTACAAAAAGTGGTTCACAAGTAATAGCATGCGAAACTGATAGCGAAAATAAAGCATGGGAATGGATATCTCAAACCAAGCAGTTAACAATAAAGCAAGCTAAAGATCTTTATAATATTATAAAATTAAAAAAATGATGATAGAACAAAACTCTTCAGTAGACTCTTCAATGATAAATAGAGTCATTTACAATTTTCCTAACAAGTCTTTAAAAATTGAATTTAACTCAGGTGCACTTTATGAATATAATAATGTAGAACCAGATGTTTATGACAATTTATGTAAAGCAGAATCTCAAGGTAAATTCTTTAACGAGCAAATAAAAAATAATTACGATCACACTCAACTTTTAATAAATTAAATATGGAAACACCAAACATTATGTATGACGCCCTTAAGGCACAATTCGTAGCACAGAAACAAAAAGCAATTGCTACAATCACAGTATATTTAACCAGCCCAGTAGGAATTGGGGAACACCCGCAACTTATTGATGAAATGGTTGAACAAACTAAACTCTTAGCAGAAGCTAATGACTGTATTGAAACTTTACAAAAAACATTTGAAGTAAAAGATAAAGAAAATGTAGATTAACTATGATGGAATTTTTAGAGTTTACATTTAGTTCTATTTGGCATTTCCTTGGTATCCTAATTCTAATAGGAGTAGTAGGTAGCATAATTCCTAATATTAACATTAATAAAAAATGAATAAAATAATTTTAGTAGGTAAAGGTGCTGCTGGTAAAGATCATATGAGAAAAATTCTTAGTGGTAGAGGTTTTCAGTATGGCATTTCATATACGACTCGACCACCTAGGGATGGTGAAATTGATGGCAAGGATTATTTCTTTTTAACAGAAGAAGATTTTAAAAGAAAAATCAACCAAGGATACTGGTATGAATGGATAGAATTTAATGGATGGTATTATGGTACAAGCCAAAGACAGTTTACTATAAGCTGTAACCTTTTTATTATGACACCTAAAGGTATAAGTCATATTGACCCTGTCGATAGAAAAGAATGTACAATAATCTATCTTAATGTAGATGAAAAGATTAGGCGTAATCGGTTAATTGAAAGAGAAATGCCTGGTGATTCAATAGACAGGAGAATGATTGCAGATGCAAAAGACTTTGAAGATTTTACAGATTTTGATATTGAAATAAACAATTCTACTTTTTAACCATATAAAAATAAACACATGAGCAAATTTATTATCATTGAAGGTACCGATAATACAGGTAAGGATACCCAACAAAATCTAATCATTGAAAAATTACATAACCTAGTCTTTCATAAGCTTCACTATTCTTCACTACCTTTTAAAGATGATGTAGAAAAACATGTTAAATATTCTACAAAAATGTATAATGACATGTTTAAGATGATGGTAAATAATAAAGATGCTGATATTAATATGATTTTTAATAGATCTCATTTAGGTGAATCTGTTTACTCTCCTCTCTATAGAAATTATTCAGGTGATTATATTTTTAATATTGAAAAAGAGTATGTTAATCAATTAAGAAAGGAGTTATATTTAATTACTTTAACCAATGACCCTCATACAATTTTAAAACGAGATGACGGTAAATCATTCTATGGTAATGAAGAAGAAGTTAAAGCCGAAGTTGATGGATTTAACAGAGCTCATAGATTAAGTAAGATTAAAAATAAACTAAATATTAACATAGGTACAATGAGTGCAGATGAAGTATCTCATATCATAATTGATTTTCTAAAACATGAAAATTCTGTTAGTGGTGTATCTGAACAACTAAATATGTTTACTGATGTGTAAAGCAGAAGATTTATTATACGAGGCGCACCATGAAGGTATTAGAGATGAGGTTCTTGCCGAGAGTCGTCGATTATATCACGATAAAAAAAAGTATGAACACATGGAGTTCGGTGATAGAATAGAAATAGCACTAAGAAATGTTAGAAAGAGTAAATTACAAAGTAAATTAAAAAAATGAGAGTATTTAAAGGAGAGACTTTTGCAGAAGCATATAACTATGCTCTAAGTAGTATTATACATAATCCTACATACGTATCATCACCTAGAGGTATGAAGATTTTTGAAATGACGGATGCGGCTATTGTTGTAGAAGATCCTACATACTGCCTTTATGAAAATGATCGTAGGAGTAGTCAATTTAAATATATTGCAGCAGAATTGGTTTGGTATTTTACTGGCCGTAATGATGCTGACTTTATTACACCGTATGCAAAGTTCTGGGATCAAATTAAAAATAAAGACGGTACTGTTAACTCTGCTTATGGCAATCTTATCTTTACTGAAGAATTAGAAGATGGTCGTAATCAATATAGATGGGCATTAGATTCTTTAATACAAGATAAAGATTCAAGACAAGCAATCATACATTTTAATAAACCTTCTCATCAATGGAATGGAAACAAAGATTTTGTTTGTACTCTTAATGGCATATTTCAAATAAGAGATAATAAATTAAACTTTACTATTGATATGAGATCTAATGATCTTATATTAGGTACACCTACTGATGTTGCATTCTTTTGTCTTTTACAAATTCAAATGTTAGAACATCTCCGTAATTATTATCCTGAATTAGAGTTAGGTACTTATACTCATATTGCACATTCACTTCATTTATATGAAAGGCATTTCGATCTCGCAAGTGAAATGTTAATGAAATCTTTTAATCCTCAATCATTTCCAAATATGACAGAGTTTTTAATTGATCCTAATGGCAAATCATTAGATGGTTTAAAACAATTAGAAGATGAAATGATTCAGAGTAATGATGTTGTATTTAAAGGTAATTCTATTTTTGAACCTCAACCTCATGATGATCTTTTACATCAGTGGATATCTGATGCAATCTTTAGTAAAATATTTTAAAAGATGGTAATAGATACCTTTTTATATTATAATGAAATAGAATTACTTGAATTAAGACTTAAGGTTCTTTATGATTATGTTGATCGCTTTGTAATAGTAGAGGGTGATCATACACATAAAGGAGATCCTATTTCTTTTAGGGCTAAAAATGATCTTAAGAAACTAGGATATGAAAATGATAGAAAGATACATGTCATTGAAGTAAATCTTAAATCTTTTGATGAAGAACCTGATCCTTGGAAAAGATCGGATCGTGCCAGAAATGCACAAGCCCATATATACTCTGGTGACGATGATATTGTTATTATTGCAGATATAGATGAATTATGGCACCCTCATTATTTACAGTCACATGTAAAATATCTAAACGAAAATCCAACCCATGTTTTAATTAATAGATGCTGGGATTTACAAGGGCAAGTAGATTTAGGTTTATATACTAAACATAATAATGAATGTAATTCTAATGCACCTTTATTTGCTAAAGGGTCTTTTTGGAAAACTCATTCCCCTGCATCTGCTAGGTGGATATGCGGTTGGGGTGGTAATAAAAAAGATTTTCCTTTTGAAGTTAATTGGTTTTCTGATGTTAAGAAAGGATGGCATCTTTCTTATATGGGAGATGTTAAAAGAAAGTTATCTAAAATTAATACATCATGTCATTGGGATGATGAATGGGTTCCAGGTATTTCTTTTGAATCAGATTATACAAAGAACCGCTTTAAGAATTTTGATGGTAAACCTTTAGCGGATGGTAGAGATTTATTAGGTAGAGATAATTTTTACATTAAGCCATTTGATTATACTGAGCTTTTTAATATAATCGGTGATGGATCAGATCATTTAAAAGATTGGTTATTAGGTAGAAATATATAAACAAAATAAAACTTGTTTTGAAGTATCTAAAATTATTTGAACAATTCCTAAACGAAAAGAAACCTAAAGGTGCACCAGACTTTCATCACTCAGACGCACCTGATGCTAATGGGAGATTTAAAGATCTTTCTATAAAGGATTTAGCAGCGTGGTTAATTAAAACTAGAAAGAAAGATGTTAAAAAGATTAGCGGTTCTTTAACTCAGCAAATAGTCTTTAATAGAAAGAGTGATCCTAAGTATGCTGAAAAGATGGAGAAAACCAGAAAAGAAGTATATAAACAATTAGGAAGAGAAGATTTATTAAAAGAATCAATTGATACCGAAAGCGGCTTAGGTAAAGTTTATTTAGCTTTTAGAGAAGACAGTGGTCAAAGATGGTGGACTTATAAAGGTTTTGCTGGAAATAATTTCTTTACTCAGCTTCATGAAAATAATATGGATGATATTGATATTAATCCTGACTATCCTGTTTTAACTTATCATACCGATACAGTAAACAAGTTACTTAAAGCTGGTAAAATTAAAAAAGAAAATATTTATAATCACCCAGATCATATTTCAAAATCTGGATCCAAAGAAGAATTTCATAAGCTTGTAGGCGAAGATGAAAATATACCTAAGACTGTTTATTCTAAAAATGATGCATTAGAAAATTTAACGTTTCCTATTATTGCAAAACCTGCAAGAGGTCATAGTGGAGAAGGTATTCAAATAATAGAAAAACCAGATTTGATGGAAGAGGTAGATGAAAAGATTTTTGATACTTTTTCAGAATACATTGACAAGGCAGAAGAACATAGGTTTATAAACTTTAAAGGAAAACCGATTTTTTGGATGGAGAGAACTCCTATAAATGAAAAGGCTAAGTCTGGTAAAGGTAGTGCTAAAGAAGCTATGGAGTTTGGATATGCTAAAAGAGATATTAAAGATTTACCTAAAGATTATAAAAAAGTATTAGAAAAGTTTTGTAAGATCTATGAAGATTTACCTTATATGTGTTTTGATGTTATGAAAGGTAAAAATGGAAAGGTCTATATTATTGAATCAAATGCTCAACCTGGAGTACCTTTTGATTCTACTATTGAAGCTTATAAACATATCTATGAAGATTTTTACAAGAAATCTCTTGATGAAGAAAGTTTAACTAAATTAAATGAATATGCTAAAACTATGATTGAAAAGACTCTTAAGAAGGATGGGGGCAAAAGATTTTCAATTAAATAGAAAAAAGTCATTCAATAATTTTCAGTTCCCAATTATTTGTATTATATTTATACTATAACAGTTAATCTGTAAATAAAAACATATGCTTAAAGATTTAGATATTCCTAAGGATTTTTATATAACTTCTGATACTTGGTTCGGTAGGCCACAGATACTTCAAATTGCTAATAGAAAATTTAATGATGTAGATGAAATGAATGCTGCACTTATTAAAAATTGGAATAAAGCAATAGGAAAAAATGATATAGTATTTCATCTAGGTAATTTTGCATGGGATCCACAGACTGCTAGGCAAGTTTTAAAGAAACTTAATGGTCAAATCTATTTTATGATAGGTAATTCTGACGATGCATTTTTAGATGTTCATCATGAATTTGATAACGTATCTGTTTTAGATGATCAAATTTTAGAAATGCCACAATTTGATTCTGTTATTTGCCACTATCCATTAGATGTATGGAATGGTAAAGATTCCGGTACTATTCATTTTCATGGTCATACTGTATTTTCTCACAAGACAGATTTATCTAAAATGAATAGAGTAAATGTATGTACAGATTTTTGGAATTATACACCAGTAAATTATTTAACTATTAAAGATTTTATAAATGAGTAAAACAAAAAAGAAAACCTACAAAGAACTAGCGATTGAATTTAAAAAGACTAGGAAAGAAAGTACCTACAATGAACTTTATCATAAGATGAGACCAGGATTATGGTCTTATGTAAATAATATTGTAAAAGACCCAACGATTGCCGATGATATTGTATCTACAACTCTTACTACAGTATATTTGAAAATTGATCAATATAATGAAGACTATCAAATAACAACGTGGGCGTATCGCATTGCTTATAATGAAAGCATAGGATGGATTAGGTTTAGAAATAAAAAGGTAAGTATGAATGTATTTACTGATGCTGGAATAGAACCACCAATGGAATCTTCGATGCCTTCTATGAAAGATGGTTTACATTTACCTAAAACTGAATCTGATTGGGAAGAAGAACAATCAACACTTGATGAACAGGTTAGAATGACTCATGAGGCAATAAATGCATTACCTCCAATGTATAAAAGATTTATGGTAGAAAGATTCTTAAATCATAAATCATATTCTGATATATTGGATATAATGAAAGAGTTTGAAAAAGGAATAAACTTACAGACAGTAAAGAATCGAATATTTAGAGGAAGGAAAATAGTTAAAAAACAGCTCCAAGGAATGAAACTATTTGCCGAAGCCTAAATAGATAATAAACAAAATAAAATTATGTACATAAGTAAACTATATAACGAAATTAGCATCTGGAAAAAAATAAGAAGGATAGTTAAAGCAGAAGAAAAAGCATTAAACGAAAAAGGTTTTAGGATAGATTGGGTTGGTAGAATTTATACTGTCATTAATTTACCTGAAGAAGTTGCAACTGCACCAATTTCACAAGAAGGTTATGTTCTAATGAAGTTAAGAGAACATGATCAATTTTTATTGCAATTAGGTATTGCTGATTATGTATCACCTGAGTTCGAAAAAATTGAAGGTACTGATTCATTTCTTTTAGTGCTATCCCCTGATCGTGATTATATGAAATTTTGGCCCTTTTTAGTATCTATGTTTAAAACCGTTGGTTTAATATTAATTCTACGATTACTGTATGTAATCTTAGAACATAACCATGAAAAAAGTATGGAATTATGGAACAAGTTAACGACCCTAATATTCTAAGAAAGCAAGTTGATAAAATTGATAAAGAACTTGATCAATTAGAAAAAGAAAAAGAAATAATTCAAAATGATTGTAAACACAAGGGAGAAACTTTTGTGCAATTTGATAAATCAAACTCTATGAAAAAGTATTGTTCTGATTGTAAAAGGGAATTAGGTTATCCTACAAAAGAAGAGCAAGAAACATTTCTAGGTAAAAAACAATAATATGGCAACAGCTGAATCTTTAGCAACAACAGAAACTATAAATGGTAAAAGATACTATAATATAGGAGAAGGTAAAAAATATCCATCAGTAACGACTATCTTAGGGGCAATGACAGATAAATCTGGAATTGACAAATGGCGAAAGCGAGTAGGTGATGAAGAGGCAGATAGAATTTCTAAGTTCTCTGCAAACAGAGGAACTGTAATGCATCAGTTTTGCGAATATTTTTTAGGCTCAGAAAAAGAAACTATTAGAGAAAGATTAATGGAAGCGCAAACTCTCATAGGGCCTTTTGTAGAAGAAAATGGTTTTACTGAAGCTGAAACTAATGTAGGTAGAAAACTCTTTTTTAATTTTTACAATAATGAATGCTTTGATCGCATAGCCAAAGTAGTGTCTATAGAAGATACATTACATTCACCTCAGATGGGTGGTTATGCAGGTAGAGTTGATATAATTTATGAGAATAAGAAAGCCCATCTAGTCGTCTTAGATTTTAAGTCTTCTAAGAAACCTAAAAGAGAAGATTGGATTGAAAATTATAAAATGCAAATTGCTGCATATTCCTTAGCATACTGGGAAATGAATGGTGTAAAACCTGAAGGTGGAGAAATTTGGATAAGCAACGAAGCAGATGCATTTCCACAGATCTTTGAAATGTCATTTAAAGATATAACACTATACGGTAAGAAGTTTCTAGAATTAGTAAAGAGCTTTCATGAAAAGTATCCATTAACCGAGAATATATAAAAAAACAAAAAATTCTCATGTCAATCAAATCATTTAAAGATTTTATAAATGAAGACTTAGAACAAGTAAGGGACAAGAAAGTAAAACATCTTGAAGATACTGATCATAAAGACGGATCTAATAAAGAATTAGAAAAAGAGACTGAAGAGTACCTAGATAAAATCGCAGAAGATTGTCCTAGGTGTGGTGAAAATATAGAAGATTGTTTATGTGAAGAAGACGATGCTTGGTCAACTCAAAATTATCACAGAGTACCAAAAGGCACAGAACATAAAGCAAAACCTAAACAAGAATTTAAAAAATAAAAATTATGAATACATTTAATAAATTTTTCCATAATCATGGAATGAAGGTTCTTATAGCTGTAATGATTTTATCCTATTTTAAATCATGTAGCATTGATTCAGAATTAGAAAGAATTAAAAAAGACCAAAGAACATTAACTACAGAGATTGATACATTATCATCTCAAATTATAAACGAGGAGGAAATGACTAAACTTATTAAAGAAGTCCCTGCTTGGAAAACTCTAAGAATTGAAGAAATTTCTGATAAAGAAAGAATTTCTATTAATGCATTAGAAGAAAAAGAAGACTAATGAGTGGCTGGTAGAGTACCTATAATCCCAGGAGTTCCTACTCCGAGCGATCCGCAATGTGCATTAACTTATTGTGGTAGAATTATCGCACAAGTAGATTGTATTAAATGGATAGTACAAGGTACTTCTGCATGCATTGATATTCAATTATTTGGTGCTAATGATAGTCCACTTGATCTAGATACTATATGTGATATACATATTCAATTAACAAATGAGTTAGATTGTGTCGTTGCAAATTTCTGGTATCCTAATGTGCCATCAGGCTCAAAAGGATTTCTTATGGATGTTTTACAATTTACTGATACGTCAGGAGTAATTCATAATGAAGGATTAATTAGAATTTGTTTACCTGCAGATTGTACATATTCTTCACCAGGTAACATTTCAGCTGAAATTTTATTAACTGAATGCGCAGGTGGAAACACTGGAGATCCTACTGGAGTAGGACCAACTGGTGAATTACCTACAGGATCTGCTGAAGTATTCGGTATAGCATGTTTATGGGTTGCTACTATAGTAGAATCTAAAATTGCTAAAAACGGCGGTGATAGTGGATGTTATCCTGGATATGTTCCTGGTGGAGGTGGCTCAGGTGGAGGTGGTACATCCGGTACACAAGGTGCACAAGGTGCACAAGGTGCACAAGGCCCTGCTGGTTCTGGTGGAGGTGGTACTGGTTCTCAAGGTACACAAGGTGCACAAGGATCTACTGGTTTAGGTATTCAAGGTTCTCAAGGTTCTACTGGAACAGGAACACAAGGTGTAACC